TTTTTTGTGTAAAAAACAAGTTTTTTTTAATCGGCTCTAATGATTGTAAAAAATTGTCTGTAGTCAGGATGAAAACACATATAATGTTTGTGTCCAAGGTCATCAGGATATAATTGTTGTTTTGGGTCATGTTTCCATAATGTTACTCTTGGTACAAATTGACCTGAATAATTAAAATAATGATATCCACCTGGATAGTCTTCTAAAACGGCTGACTGTGTTCCATGTTTTGCAAAAACTAATTGAAAATTAGCATATCCATCTAAGGTTTTATCACCTTTTGTAAGTTGTTGATATCGATATAGATTACGCCTCTCTTTTAATCCATTTATAAAATCCTCATTACTCGTAAAAATATTTCTCCAACTTAGTTCTCTTTTATCACTAGCCTCATCTAAAAAACAAATATCTCTATAAGTTGGGTGTTGAAAATAAACTTCCCCATTATGGCCCGTATCTTCACCAAAAAAAACAGGTAAGGTTACCATTTGACCTTGCCCTTGGTCAGTAACATAAAATTCATATGTGTCCCATTTTTTATTTTTGTTTTTTGGTTCTGGTTTTACTTTTCCATAAAATGGGTCAAATGGGTTTCTAGCTGTGAATTCTTTACCATTATATTCAACTAATGGAAACGTGCCAGGACTTGGTCTATACTTCATCAATTGTTCCTGAATAAATTCATAACTTATCCCCCCATCCACAGGTTTTAATTTAGTTACCCAATTAGTTAAAAAATTATTACTTGTTTGTTTAAATTCATCAGGTAGATTTGAATGAAATGCATATTCATTAAAACTACTTATTTTCACTATATCATTCAAAAAATTTGAACTCAATATAACGTCTCTATGGGGTTTAATTGTATTACTTTGGTTCTTTTTACCCTCAGGTATTCTCATTATGGTTTCTAAGGTGGTTGACCAACCTGAATTAGTTATTTGATGTGATACTTTTACTGTTTGAAAATATACATTGTTTCTATAAACTTCTGGTATGTAATTCACTCTAAAGATATCACCAGGTTGAATTGAAGAAATACCATAGATTGTAAGGGTTAAATAAATTGGAGTAATCACTGCACCTTTATTAATACTTTCAACACCACCTTTTAATTGTGCATTAAAATAATCATTTATGTCTTCAGCGACATATATCCCTTGTTTATTATATTTTGATTCAAGAGTTTCAGTTGTCGATGGTTGTTCAATTAAAGTTTCTTGATTCACATCACCTTCATTTCTTGCATTATTTTGATTTTTTAAAAAAGTTTCTATATCAGGTATTGAAACATTTCTTGTTTTGTAGTTTGTTTTTGTAGTACCTTTAGCATCTACTATCATATCTTGTAAATCATCTATTTTAGATTTATAATCATCTAAAAATGCTTTTTTCTGAGAATTTCTTTCATTTTGTTTATTAATTTGCTCTAATCCCACATAAGGCACATGTTGAATTGTAAAGTTATTAGAATCATTGTTAAACGTACTTAATAAATCCAAAGATGAAATTAAATCACGTTGTTCATCACTAGTTGGAATTATTTGCGATACATTACTTCCACCCTCAATCGCTAATATTGTTGATATTGTATCTGATGGAATTTTAAAACTTAAATCATAACTAGTTACTATTGAATTTTTTCCCATAACATCAAATTCAAATAAGTCAGTTTCAATATCAACAAATGGGTCTGACACTAAACTTACGTCTTGTAGTTTTGTAACCTCAGGTGATAATTTAGTATCAACTATTGCAAAACTAGTGTCATCACCGGGCACTGAAGCTAATTTTAAATCTACAACGTTTTGACTATCCTCATTAATATTTTCTAATATAGATTCCATAGCATCAACTAATGTAGTTCCACCTCTGAATGCACTTTGTACAATATCTTTTCTTATAAAAATTTCTCTAATTGGAATTCTTTCTAACACAACGTCATTATCAAAGTGAGCTTTTCTTTGTGAAGATGTTAAACTACCTATTCGTTCCTCTGTGGATAAAGTGGGTGTTTTTCCAATCACTACATTATATGGAACTCTCCCCTCTGGTAAATCTGGTATGTGATACCAAGTTTTTGGATAAAGAAATGCAGGTGCGGCACTATCCTCCTTTGATAATGAATTTTGTTTCTTTATTAAAATTTTATTATAAACCATGAATGAATTTGATGAATCAAAAGCACTTTCAAATTCTTTTCTATCAACAGCGTTAATATCCTTACCACTATTTCCAAATCCAAATTCACCATTTAGAAGAAAATCCTCAATTTTACCAAATTGAACATATTCATAGTTTTTACTTTTTCCAGATGTAATGAATATACCGGTTTCTAGTGAAATGTCATTCTCAGGTTCATTACCAGGTACAAAACCATCTGAATTTACCCACCATTCTTCTGCAAACGAATTTAAATAATTTGTAATTATCTCCAATGTTTCATCTTGACCTGACTGAGTACCTGTATTAGATGAATTAAGATAATCTGTTATTTCCTCACCAATTGAAACATTAGCATCTTTAATTTTTTGATTACTTGACCTCAAAACCCCATCAAGATAAATTAAATTATCTAATACGAAACTTATTCGTTCCTTCGCGTTTCCTACATCATAATTTAACAATGACATATTTTTTGATGTAAAAGTTACACTACACTCCACACTACCATTTTGTAAGATTTTCGCATCATAGTTAAGTACTGTACCAAACAAAGTTTCTAAATTACCTCTTCCTTGGTCAAGAAAACCACCTATTCCAAATATTTTTTCTTGAATACCCTCTACATTTTCTTCATCAATATCATATAAATCATTAATATCCCATCCAAAATCTAAAAACACACGTGCACCTGGTTTTAAAAAAAATCTATTATATATTTTATCAAAATCGTGAAAGTTATGAACTATAAAATTGACTGTTGTTTCTTTTAGTGCACCAGCGACAATGTTAGACATTTCTTTTGTTGATGAAACTATACTGGTGATACCTGATTGAGGTTTTAAAAATTTATTATTATCATCTTGTACTTGATGTTCAGAGGGAAAGATTATATCAGTTTTTGTTCTTTCCTCACTTGGGTTAACAGCCTCAGTATTTACAACATGATTACCTAGTGCGTAGACTTTTCTACCAACAGAAAAGTCACGGGTGGTAAAATTTGTTTTACCATCTTGGACAGCATCATAGATAAAAAATTTCTTGGTGACATTATCATATTGAATACTATTTTCATCCGGGTCTGATAAGTTTCCGAAGTTTTTGTCCGAGAAAGCTTCTTTACGCCTATTATATTGATACTCGTCTTCACTTTGACTTGGTGATTCGGTGGTATCATAGATTCTTTTTGGTTTTGCATCTCCATCATGTAATTCTACACAAACCCACATTCTTGCAAAAGGTGTTTTGGATGAAAGGTCAGCTAATGAACCATTTTCAGTTGGAAAATTTACTTTACCCAATGAATCAATGGATTGATTTGGTTCTAATGTTCCAGCTACAGCTTGTCTTTGTTCTAAAACCTTTTGCACTTCTTCAGGTATGGGAGCACCATAAATTCTTGTGTTTATGTTTGACATTTAACCACCTTTGGCGTCTTTTGTAGTAGCTGGTATTCTAAGTGAAGTACCTATTGGTATGTTCATAGTATTTAAATTATTCACTCTAGCAATAAACCACCAAAGTGCAGGGTCATTGTAAAATCTATTCGCTAAATTATCACATCTATCACCTTGTTGTGAAATAAAATATAAATCATCATTTTTTTCAACTACTTCTTGATAAATAGTTGTACCATAGTTTTGTTTTTTAGTCTTTTCATCTGTTTTTCTTTTCGTTGATAAATATCTAGACATTTAAACCTCCATCCTCATTTAGCTCTTCATCCCATTTTTTATCATAACCATAAAATTTATATGCTGTACCATCATCGTTAAATAATTGTGGAACATTACCATGAATTACTTGATAGCTTACTGTAACTAAAACGTGTTTTGGAACTTTTTCATTTGCATTCATTTCCCATGTGGATTCATCTGGTATTGTATAAGTTAATGACCTCAGAAATCCAGTCAATTCATTTTTTCTCGCACCACCGAATAAATCACCCAGTCTTAATTTAACCAATGGCGGTTTCATCCTTTGATTAGCCTTAGTGTCAAAAAGAGTATCTTCTTGATATTGAGGATAACACATTGATGTTAATCTATTTAACTTAGCCCATATTTTTTTTAATTCAAAATATGTTTGTGCAAAAACTTTTAAAGTAAAGGATAAATCTCTTGAGGAGTTTTCATAAGTGTATACAGGTTCACTTCTTCCGATATAATTTGTAGAACTCCAATTTGGACTAATGTTTTCATTTATACCCTCAAGATAAGCCCTAAATGTGACTACTTTATTATCTCTTAAATCAACAAAATAAAATGGCATACCGGTTTTTGAACTTTCAGGATTATCTGAACTGTCATCCCCCATTGCGACAAATCTTTCATCATAATTTTGTAAAGTTGAGGTTGTCATACTATCCCCAAGATTACTTAGACTTTTTTTAGGTGGGCCACCAAAACCACCTGTTCCTATCGCACCTGCAATGGCACTCAGTAAACCTTTGTCCTCTGGATTGTCAAAACCATTAATTGAGTTAAATATTGGAGAGTTTGCAGACGTTGAGTCTTCTCGTAGTTTACCTAAAGAATCTTGTGCTGAATATTGTTTAAATATACCCAAAACACCACCCGACTGAATTGGTGTCCTTCCAATATGCATTCCACTTTCTCTTAAAACATTTGATAATAAGTTTACTGGATTAGTAAAAGTATTGTACCTTAATGGTATTCTTTTTAAACTTTCGTCTCCCTTTATCCTATTATTTTTTCTTATTTCATCAGCTTCTTTTTTGTTTATTGTAACAACGGTTGGGATTGTGAATGGTGTATTTTTTCGTAAAATATTTTGTATTCCAGCTTGACTAAATAAATATTTTGATACTCTATCCGTATCGATAATACTTCTAAATAAGGGAAATTCACGACTTCCTCGATTTATTTGTCTACCCTCATTACCAATTGGACTTATGATATATGGTTCATTTCCTCTTGAGACATTGAATGAGGGTAAACTAAATCCACTATTTGGTTGTGTGCTATATCTAATATCCAAATTCCCTCTGTTCACATTTCCACCATAATTATATGCTTGAAAAGGATTGTTTATATCAATTTGACTTGGTAATGGTAGGGATTGATGTTCACTGGTGTATAAAGATTCCCAACCTTTTGAATTTATTAAATTATTATTTGTTAAATTAAAATCTTGTTCATTTGTTAAACTTGGGTCAAATATAGTTCCTTTTTCAGTATTTTTGTTAAAAATTAAAGCACCGGGTCTAGAAATTCTAGGGTCATACTTTTTGGTATCATAATTCGAGGTTAAATTTGATTCATTAACAAAAGAGGACTGAGGTATTAAAATTGTATTTAATATTGGGCTTTTAACATGGGCACCTGAGTCTACTGATATACGAGAGTCATTGGAGTGAATTGGTTGATTTGATGAAAAACTATCAATTTTTGATTGTAAGTTTTCATTAAATATACTTTGTAAATTTTCTAATGCCAATTAAACTCTCCTAAGTTAATCTTGTAATTTCTTCAGCAGTTTTTGCACCTATGGCTCTCACAGCGGTTCCAGTTGCACCATTGAAATATTCATTCATATTATCCGTTAGTTTCTCCACTGCTTCAACGACTGGATTGATGTCAACCGCAGATGCCACAATAGCGTTTTGTAATGGAGATAAATCAACGAATTCACCCTTAACACCTACAATTGTATCACTTGGACTGAATGATTGAGGTGACATACCTGGTCTTGATATGAAATCATTCATTTGTTCACCACCTTCACCGTTTACAACCTCAGCCCCATTACCACCACCACCAAATAAGTAGTTAAACCCTAAAAATCCAGCGTCACTAAAGACACCCAAGGTAAGTATATGCCCTATTGTTTTCAATGTTGATGCGATACCCATCATAGCATCTATAAAATTATTAACTTTTGTTTTTGTTCTTTCTATTCTTTCACCAAGAGTTTCAAAAAACTTTTCAACCTTTGGCATAATCTCTCCGACTTTTGCTCCAAAATTTGTTACTTTACCAATAACTTTATCAATAAAACCACTGTTTTTTAAAAAGTCTATCAATAATTGACCAGTTTTTTCCAATGGTGGGCCTATTTGTTGTACAAAAAGAACACCAAATTTTGTAAATTCATTTATTAATGTAGTTAAACTTGATTGTGCATCTTGACCCAACATATCAAAAAATGATTTCGGTGTTTCTAATTCACCAGTTTTTTTAACAAGTTTTGCCATTTCACCAACACTAACTCCAATTGTATCTGCTAATGCTTGTCTCTCCAATACATTCATTTTATTGAACTTAGCTTCTCCACCAACTTGTTTTAATACTTCATCCATCATTGATGACAGGTCACCAGTTAATGCTAATTGACGTGCACGTTGTAAATCAAGTCTTCTTCCTAATATAACCTCAGCCTCAAATTGTTTTGTAATTGAATCTTGGAAGTTTAGTAAACTACTAGAAATACTATCAACGGTGCTAAGCTCTAATCCTAATTTTCTAGCCTGAATTGCAGCTTTACTTATTGATTGTAAATTATCCGCACCAAATTTTGCAATTAATTGTGAACTTTTTGCCATATCTTGCATTACAGCTTTTGGATTTACTTTATTGGCCTGAGCTAATTGATATGTGCTCTCAGCAAAGTTTTCTGCTTGGTCTGCTGATAATTGTCCTATGGATATCAAAGAACCAAATAAGTCGGCTGATTCATTAACACTTAATCCCAATGCTTTACCTGAATCTGCAATTTTAGCACTTAAATTTGCAGCCTCATCTGTAGACAACCCAAAGTTGTTGGTCAAAGTTGAAGTTATTGTAATAACATCTTGAAGATTCATTCCAATACCTGTAACTTGTCTCTCAGCCTCTATTAAATCATCTCTTAATTCTTTAGTTCCAATTACACCGAATGCGGTTCCAAGCTCATCCACTCTATTTGAAAATGCTTTAAACGCTGCAACTATGCCACCAATCAAACCTCCCATACCAATTAATTTAAGTACACTATTACCTAAATTTTTTGCAAAATTTGCTGAAAATCTTGATTGTTTTTTATTTTCATCATTAACTTTTTGTTGAGTATCATATTGGTCAAATAAAGTTTGAGTAACCTCATTAGATTTGTCAGCGGTCAATCTTGTGAGTCCAAGTCTAGCCTTAGCTATAGCGGTGCTTAATTTACCACCTTTGTTTTGTTGATTTAAAACATTTAGTATATTTTTACCAGCGGTTGATTGTTGTTTTGCAAAATCTAAATTTTCTTTGGAGTATTTTCGACTTTGATTTGTAGCGTCAGCTACTTTTAATAAAGAATTACCTAAATCCTTACCTACACCCTCTAAAGAATCAAGTGTATCTTTAGATTTACTTAATTCTGAATTAAATTGTTTTACAGTGCTTAAATCTTTTACAAAATCTCTCGCCATTATTTTCTCGCCTTAATAAAGTCGCTAACTTTTTTCTTGTCTGATTTGTAACCATATTGTTTTTCTAAAGCTTTTGCTATTTTATCACTTAAAACTTTAGATTGTTTTTCTAAGTCTTGAATCTTTTTATTACTTTTTTCAAGTTGTTTTTTAAGTTTTTCTTTTGCGGGTTTATCAATTCTATCTTGTATTGATTGTGGTATTACCGCACGTAGTAAATCATCAAAAAATCCCTCTTGGATTATATTTTGTGTATTCATATATGATTTTTTCTTCAACACTTTTCTCCTAATTAGATGTAAGTATTCATATATAAATATAAAAAATGTAGGAAATTATCTTTTAAATCTTGGATTCATTCTTGGTTTTGATTGTGATTTTGCTCTTTTTGTAGCTTCTTCGGCCTGTTTGTTTTCTTCTTTTTTAATTTCAACTAATTCATTGAAATAAAAAGCTCTGAGATAAGATGGCATATTATAAATATCGGAGTGATTAAATCCACCATTACCATAATATATGATTTGGAATATTTGTTTATGGATATCTTTTTTATCAGATGGCTTTAGGCCAAAAAAACTCTGTGGTTAAAGGTATATCTACCTCAACCACGTCACCTCCTAAAGAAATTTCTTGTTTTAATTTAATATCGGGTACAACACTAGCCATCTTTCTTCTCAACATTAATGAATCTCTTGCTAATATGTTGTTTGATAGGTTTGCAATAGTTGATGCATCTGAACTACCGTCAACTGATGTGATTACATGTCTTAATCTGGTTGTTAATTCTGGCACTACATCTGAACCTATTTTTTTATTAGATTCTATTTCTTTTTCAATTAATTTTTCCTCACCACCGTTTAGAACTTTAAATGTTATTTTAGTTTTAGAAATCGGTAATTCAAATTCAAAGTTGTTTTCTGTAATGTTATCATCTAATTTTTGAAATGGACAATCAGCTAAGTTAAACGTATGTTCAATTGTATCTCCAGTATTAGGATTTACAACTTGACAACTATATTCAGGCCCGTAAGCTAATATTCTAGCTGCAACCATGACTGCATTTTTATCACCAAGTAACAAATCATTAACCTTTACTCCTTGTGTTAATATCAATGAATCTAATAATTTATCAATTGCTAAACCTTTTTGAATTAAATTTGATGATGTTAAAATATCCTCTTCTTTTGCAGTCATGTATTTTAACTCTAGTTTTCCATTAGAACAAGGGTGTTCTTTTGGATATAACTTACCTTCACTTGGTAAATCTATAACTTCACTTGGAAATTTATGTTCTGACATAATTTATACCTCCGTAGCTCTTTTGTACCAACCAAACCAAAATCTCTCTTGTTCTGGTTTCTTTATAACTAAATTAGCAAATCGTAACACACGATAAGCCCTTACTCTTTCTAATTCTAGATTTTGTATAGCATTTAATGTCATTGGCCCCATACCACCATCAACCTCTATTTTATCTCTATTTTTACCATTGGCAGCTTGTTGTAATACCTTTACGGCACCACCTCTACCGAAATTAACACACATGTCAAAATAAATGTGTCTTAGATGTTTTGGGACTTCATCACATTTTGCGGGTCTCCAATAATCTTGATGATATATTTTTTTGGCTTGTTCTTTTGTGAGATTCTTTATATCGACATTTGGATAAAACCTTTTAGCTATACCGAAGTTTGTTTCCCCACCTCTATCATGTGGGTCATCAACATAACCACCTTCGTGTTTCAAAACGTCTTCTATGATTTCTTCGAATGTTGTTTTCATTTCATATATAAATATATATAATATAAAAAAACCCTCGATTTTTATTTCAAGGGTTTTTTTATTTATTAATTAATTAAAATTAGAATTTAAGGACTGCGTAATCATATCTTAATGTTAAAGATATTTCTACTGGGTCTGATGAATCAAAGGCTAAGTCACCAAAGTTTGCTGTTTGAATGTAAGCACCCTTTAGTTCCCATTCTTCAACCACATCACCAACAGGCCCTAAGAGATTAAATGTTATATCTTTTTTGTAAAAATCTGAATAACCATCTCTACCAGTTACTGATTCATGGTGTAATCTAACCCATTCAATCACTTGTTGTGCAGCTGATGGAACAATTGGGTCATACAACATAATATCAAGAGGTTGCCATCTTGACTTACCTTTCACATATCTGGTCACGTTCAAATGCTCTAATACAACCTCATCTGACTCCAACGTAGGACGATTCATTGACCTAATTAAATATGCATTAATACCATCTATTTGCATTATAAATCTATTTTTGAGCTTTGGCTCAAAAGGTGTAAACATAATATCTTGTGGTTCTAATAATTCTGGCATTTTTTTTCTCCTAAATACTTAAACCTTTAATTCATATATAAATATCTAAATTTATAAAAAAAAGGGACTTATATTTCTATAAATCCCTTTTATTTAGTTATTTTAACTAACTATTACTCTGGAAAAGAAGCACCTGTAGGTTGTATTGTAAAGTCTAATACAATGAACTCAGCTGTTCTTGTAGGTTGTAAGAATAATTGTCCGACTAATTGATTTCTATCAATTGTATCAGGTGTATTATTCGTTTCATCCATCACTACTCTGAACGCACTCAATCCACTTTGTGATTGAACTTGTTCTAAGAATGGATTAACAATTCCCAAGAATCTTCTTCGTGTTGCCGCTGTATTTTGTTCAAATACAAGGAATCTTGATGAACTTGCAACAAACTTCTTAACTCTAATTAATAGTCGTCTTACATTGATTCTATCCAACGCACTTGACTTTTTCTGTAAAGTCTTTTGTCCAAACACAGTCACACCTTGACCAGGAAATGTTGCAATTGGATTAACGTTGTTATCATACAATGTATCTCTATCGGATTGAGTTAGTTTTTTCTCAGCCTGAATCGCTACATCAATTCCACCACGATTCAATCCAGCAGGAGCAAACCATGGATGAGCGACTTTATCATTAAATGCATAAATTCCACCCAATACTACTGAAGGTGGTACCCATCTTTGTGTACCAGACACTAATGAATCAGGAACCTTTACCCAAGGCCAATACATAGCTGCGAAGTTTGAATCTTTCCCATTAGCATGTCCAGTTACTATAGCCAGTGTTGAATCATGTAATACCGGGTCAAGAATTGCAAAACAATCACCTCTATCTTCACATACATCAATGATTTTACTAGAAATCGTTGTATGTTCTCTTGATATTACACCTGGTGCTAATATTAAGTTAATATCAAACTCATCTTGGTTTTTCAGTAAATCCAAAGCCTGAACATACGCATCTGTACCCTCCGCTCCAGTATTACCAAGGTCAAATCCTTGTGAATTGTTTGTTGATATATTTTCATAGAAATTAGCAGGTGTTACACCAGTTTTTGTTCCATTATGATTACCTAAACTATCAAATCCACTAAATCCATCCGAACCACCAGTAAATCCACCATTGTTTGAACCACTACCAGCAGCTGGTAAAGATGCGGAAGCTGCGCTATCTCTAATTGTTCCATTTTCATCTAAATAATCAATTGTGTTTTGAATGTCTGAAACTCTAACGAATTTAGAACCATTACGATATGAACCTGATAATTGTAGATAAGGTTGTCCATCATCATCTGTTCTAACCGTTAGACTTTGGTCACCAACCACTTTACCAATATAATTGGTTGAGTTAGGGTCAAGAGTTAATCCACTAAATGTTTCAAGTATTTGTTTTCTTTTTATATTGTCATTTCCAGCTCTTATGGTTAAAGTAAATGTTCCCTTAGCGTTACTAACATTTGATATTTCGTATCTAAGATTACTTTTTGAACCACTTACAAGAATATTATTAGTTCTTGAAGTTGAATCAGCATTATTCATTATTGAGCCGTCAGCTAAAGTATTTAATTGAAATGATACAGTACTTGTAGAATTTGAAGTACCACCAACTAATGATAAACCAGATGAACCTCCAAAACCAGTACTATTAGCGGCAAATGCTGTGGTTAAATCATTTTTTACTTGTTTGACATAGTTTGCTGTTGTTGATGTAGTACCAACACCTGAACCAGTTGTTATCGCAAAGTTATTTGCTCCAGCTGAACTAGCAGTTAAACATAACACACCGTTAATGTTTGTTGTTACACCCTTTCTTGAAGCAGATACACTTGTAACTCCAGCTATAGTAGCTGCGTTAATAGCCTCAACTAAATTAGCAACAGCTGATGCTGTAAAATTAGCGACTACCTCGGTGGTAGTCCCACCACCAGTTTGTCCAAACTCAACAAATCTTTGTGTTGATGAATTTTCTAATCCTAGTGATGATGATACGAATACAAATGATACATCATCAATTTTAAATTCATCAGCGTCACCACCGATAGCACCATCGGGATTCGCAGTGAAAGAAAATGCACCTGAAGCAAATGTAGCACCTGTACTTGTTCCAGTAGAAGCTATACTAGCAGTTGCATGGGAAAATGTTCCATCTAATATTCTAACAACAGTTAAAACATTTGAATGTCTTAAATATTGTTCTGCTGTGTGTGATGTTAAAAATTGATATGAATTAGAACCACTTTTAAAAACATCTCCAAACTTGTTTTGAAAGTCTGAAAATGATGTTACCTCGGTTGGTACTCCCGCAGGCCCTTTTACCGTCGGCCCAATCAGTGCTGCTCCAATATCTGCAACTGCTGCGGGCAAAAAACTTTGGTCGATTTCATTGGTAAAAACACCGGGGGAAATAATTTTTTCGGCCATTTGATTTCTCCTAATAAGTTAACTTAATAAAACGAATTACCTTTGTGCACAGGTATAATTTTTCATATATAAATATATTGAAAGTATTCCAAACAATAGGTTTATTTTAATTATTATTATTTATTTGGTGTGAATTCACCATTTTCAGGATTTAAAGAGCCCTCACCATATTTTTTTGTGATTTCATCAAGAAATTGTTTTTCATTTGTTTGAATTTCTTGAAATTTAGATTTGTTTTCATTATCTTGTTTATCAATAATTTGTATCTGTTCATCTAATTTTAAACGTGATAATGCAACTTGTCCAAATAGATTTTGTATTTCTAAATACTCATCTTGTATTTTTTTTATTCTTTCAAGTTCTTCATTTGTGAACTTTATTGGTTCTGACATTTATAACCTCCATTATGATTTGTATATATAAATATATAAAAAATTATTTTCCGACTTGTTTATCTGTAGCATCACCTTCAAAATCAAAAGTGATTCTAGATGTGGTAGTGAATTTTTTCATATTAGATACTTTATTTGTAATTACTGAATTTAAATATTCAGGTAGTAAATAAGCTTTTGTCGTTACACTAAATGTTGATTTGATAAATCTTTCACCGTCTTGATTCATTTCTGAAGCATCTGATATATTATCTATTGTGCATAAAAACTTATTGTCTGTTCCATCACCCCAATAAGTATGTGATTGGTCTACAAAAGATTCCACTAATGGATTCATTTGTTCAATAAAATTAGTCCATAGTACGAATTCATAATTAACATCTGAATAATTTGGCATTCCAGTTGTGATTACATCGTAAACAGGTTGTACTCCTTGTTGTACTGAAAATCTATCATATTGATTATCTTTACTCCACTTATTAGCTCTAACAACGTCTATAAAATTACCTTGCACATCATGTGGAAATCCTTGACCTGATAAATCATTTCTCGCTACTTCAGTTCTACGTAACATGATTAATGGTAATATCAAAACATTGTTTTTATCTCTTAAAACTCCTCTTTGTCTAAATGACTTCCATCTTTCCTCATTTCCGTAATAAACAGGTATTTTAATCACTTCATTAGCTTCTTTAACTCTTGGTTTCATTACATTCTTTACATGATTCAAAACCGCTGTATCAACATCCTTTAAAGTAATTGAAAAGTTTTCTGAAAAGTTATTACCAGGTATGATGGTGGTTTCTCTATTACCTCGAATTGTAGTTGCTTTAGTAGAGACCTCATTAGCCCTATTGACTAATTCTCTATTCACCACTTGTTTATTTGTAATTTTATTTACGGCCATTTCTTCTTCTCAAAGCTTTTAATTTATCTTTTTTAGTTTTAACCTTACCTTTAAATTCTTCTGATTTGACTGCATTTTGGTCTACCATGGCTATAGAAATTTCTCTTTGAATATCTACCTCAACGGCCTTTGTGCCTGTTTGACTATCTGAACCAATGTTATCAATTTTATTCATTAACTTACCCATCATTTGTTCCATTTGTAAATTACCATTTGGTTCAGGTGTATAAGTATGTTTTCTTTCACCATACACATCTTCATCATCTTGAACATTACCACTAATTTCAACCTTTGGTTTAGGCGTGGGTTGAAAATTTCCATCCTTTTCATTAAATTTTGTAATTTTTTTATGTGTTATTCGTTGAACAGCCATTTATTTTCTTTTCTTTTTTCTTGCAATCTGTTTACGTGTTCTTCCGTGTTTGTTTAAAAACTCATTCTTTTTACGTCTTTGTTGTTTTCTTAATTTAGCTGCTTTGTTTGGCATTATCTTGGTCTCTCTTCAATTTGTAACGATGATAATCTTGAACGATGTGCAGTCGCTACAATGTTGTGTTTAAAATTTGGATGTCCTGCAAATAATTGTGGTTCTGTTGTTCCATTGATTTCCCAATAATAATCATTCCAATCCACAATGTCACCAATCTCAGGATAAAAATTCAAAGAACCACTTGATAGATTTTCTCTTTGGAAAAACATTTCAATACTCGTATTAGTATCTGCTCCAAACTCGTCTTGAATGATTTCAGGTTCATTATAATTAATTAAACAATTAACTCTAAACCCTATATCATAGTATTTAGCCGTTGACTCACCATATACATTATCTTCTGTTCGTTCAACATTCACTTTATAAATGTCAACCGATTGTCCGACAATTTCGTCAATTAACTCCTCATTCATTTGATTAATTAAATCAAATTCTTTTTGTGGTATAAAGAATGGTTTTGTTTGTGACATCTAATTACTCCTATGTACTCGCTACAAAAACTTCAACATCACAAGCTGCAGTATTTGCTGCACAAGTAATATCAACTAAATCACCAAACGAATCTGGTGTTATACCAGCAGCATCAGCAGAATCCATAGTATCTACAACACCACCATCTAAATCTACTCCATATATAAAAGAACAACCTTTATCTACTTTAACACCAAATTCATCATTGTTTTCATTTTTTAAAATTAAAGCGATGTGATTTGAATCATCTAAATTTGTTATCCTAATATATCTAACAGTATCTTCATCAAATTGACCAGCTAAATATGTTTTTGATAGTTCTGTATTATATGCTGCACCAAATCCTAATAATCCAATCTCATCAGTTCCTATGTTAACAATTCGTTTTACTGCATTAGTGATACTTCCAATACTAAGTGTATTTAATCCACCTTGTTGAACTCCATTTAACTTGATATCTTCTTGTATTGTTACTTTTAGTGTTGATGCTGTAATTGTACTAGCCATTTATATTTCTCCAATTATCCTATGTATATTTTCAATGGTGCTTTATTCAATACCTCTTGTTGTGCATTTGCAACTTCCTGCTCAGTAATCGCTTGTTCCTTTTTACTAACAGCTTCTAAGAATGTATTTAATTCTTCCAAAAGATTTGCTTTTTCTTCTCTACCCTCTGCTTTTAACGCTTCTCCATCCATGGACACTTCTCCATTTGGCAATGGTAATGAAGCATATTTACTTCGTATGATTCCAAGTAATTCCTTAGCTAATGCAAGAGTATATTTTCTTATCCAATTTCTTCCCATTGCATTTATTCCACTATAAGTGATAAATTTGTACGGAATGTTTGATGGGTCTGATACTTTGTTAGTTGTATATGTTTGTGTTACATCATTTCTATCATTTCGTTTATAATAATGAAAATAAATTTTTTCTCCATCATCAGTTGATTCAGGATTTGGAAAAAGTCTTAATTTGTTATTTACCAATTCAAATGAATAAGCTGATTTTCTTATTAAATCATTTGTTTCAATTGCATTTGCTCTAGCCAAATCATATGATATTGGTCTTAATATGTAAGATACCGCCGGTGATACATTACCGAATCCAAATGAATCCAATAATTCAATGTTATCATAAGTTCCAGCAAATGGGTCATAGAATTTAGAAATAGCAGCAGGTAATTCATTGAATACTCTTTGTACTTCTAATTTATCATTTGTACCAATGGATGATTCTAAACTAGCTTCAGTTGGTAAATCATAAACTTGTTGAGAGGATGTAATGGTAATTGACCCAGTAAGTAATGTTGCGTTACCACCAACATTTACAGCTTGTCCATATTGTTCTGATAATGTAAATGATAATCCACCAACTGGTGTTTCTGCCTGATGCACTTCCGTTTCACCTAAGTTTGAACCAGTAGAACTATTACCATAGTGTTCCCATAACCAATTTTTTGTATTGTAATGATTAATTTGTTGTGAATATTCTGATACGGCTTCTTCAAAACAAGCGTATATTGAACCACTGCTAAATTCAAGTTGCATGACTGGATGTCCAAGTTTACTAGACACGTATTTACATGTTGTTAAACTATCAGACTGAAATTCCGTATCATCATCATAAATCCCATGTGGTGTTTCACCAACAACATTTAATGTCGTGGTTGGGTCTTTATATAAAAAGTTAAATTTTGACATTTACATTCTCCAAAAAGATATAATTCTTCATATATAAATATCAAGTTAAACAAAAAAAGATTATTAATTAATAGAAAAGACCTTTACCTTTAGACTTAGTTAACCACTCTATTGCATTTGCAAGAGCTCTAGCGTCTTCTAACTCATAAACACCACCCGCCTCTTGAGCCATTCTACATCCTTCTATCAGTACTTCTATATTTTCTTTTAAAAAATTATTATCATGTATTTGTTGAGTGTTTTTATTTGAAATTTGTTTTGATTCTGTCATTTATAACCTCCATTGAGTTTAATATAAATATATGTCAGAAAACAAAAAGGGTGAGAAAAATCCCACCCTTTAAGTTTATAATACCATTTAATATAATAATTAAATTAATTATTATATTTGAGCATCTCCAAATGGTGTTATTGTATTACCGGTTCCTATAAGACTACCATGAACAACCCAAGTTTTAGCTGCACTAGTTCCTAATATTGCATGACAATGTACTATTGAACCAGCTATACCTCCAGTTGTTGAACCATTTAAGGTAATGAAATCATTATTACCATCTGTAGCTGCACTAAATGCATCACATTGGTCAGCTGCAGTTGATGTAAGTTGTGTAAATGTTACACCACCTAAGAATCCATGGTCATTTGTAGCTGCTTGTATTACATGGTCTGCAGTTGCAGTAATTGCACTAATAAATGTAAAATACATTCCTAATTCTGGTGCTGGTAATGTAAAATTAGATGCACCTGCTGTATCAAACACACATACAGCTCCTGAATTAGCTGCTGTTAAAGTAGTAGTTCCACCACCACTTAATACAACTGTGTTTAAGTGACCAGCACTTAATGAAACTTTACCTACAGCTATTCCACCATCAATAAGATTTAAGGCACTTTCTCTTTTGGTTACTTTATATTTTCCTATTCTTTTTGCCATTTTTATTTCTCCTAATGTTGAGTCACTACTCTCAGGATTGTTTAATTTTTTTATACTAATGGTGTTTAGTGACT